CTAAAATCTCACGTTCGCCTTCCGTAATTTGACCTTGACCCTTAATTAACTTAGCGGCTTGCAATTCAATACGAGCCAAGTAAGTAATTAATTCATTACGCTCACCTAAGCTCTGACGCGTGGTGGTTGGAAGGGACCTATAAATAGCTTCTTCAATATCTGCGATACCAAAATTACCAACACCTTTTTCCAGTACTTTTGCCACCGCGGGGCCAATTCCTTGTTCTTGAAGAACACCTGCGAGTGTCGGATCATTTTTAACCAAGTCTTGAACACGCTTAGCAGTGACTAAACTGTCCGTCACTGTTGTTGCGTCTGTATCAGCTTCAAACTCAACACGTTTGGCTTCGCTAGATTTGGCACGCTCTCTAGCACTGGTTACGCCTTCTTCTTTAGCAATCTCTTCCGCTGCTTTAATTTGAGAAAGTGTAGGCTCAACCCTTGGAGCCGCAGCAGCAGTTGTAGTAGCTGCAGCAGTTGTCGTCGGTGTTGGGTAGCTACCAGCTTCAAATTTAGTTATTGCAGCTTTTGCTTTACCAATAGCTTCGGGAGTATTTGGAATTTTATCGGTTACGTCAATTCCAATCGCATTTGCTATGGCTTTAGCATAATTTTTAGTAGATTCTACTGTATTACCTGTAGCTGTAGACGGAGCCCAAGTTTCAGCTAGTAAAGCTGGGCTCATAAAATCACCAACTTGGGAACCAAAACGCTCTTTAACAATTGGGCTTTGACCAGATATTTTTAATTCTAAATCTCTTTGCAACGCTTTGTCACCTTCTTCAGGCGTAGCAAACGATTTAATTTTACCAGTTGCTGTATCCACAATATTACCTGGATTGTTATTGCGAACGCTGAGCGGAACATTTGACGCAGGAGCGGTTGTCACAGCTGGGGTTATGTTTTCTGCTTGCGATAATATTTTTTGATTACGTGGAAGACTTGGATTTTTCTTTGCTAATTCAACTGCATCACGCAAAGTAATCATTTCTTCGCGGCCACCAATTGGATATGGGACCAATTTATCTAACTCTACGCTAGCTTGCCGTTTAGCTTGTTCGCCCGCTGCCATTTTTAAATACTCTTGTCTTACAGCAAGCGCATCAGGCCCAGCTAATTTTTCACGCTGTAATTGCTCCGGTGGAATGTATATGCCTGAACTTGGATCTGTAAATCCTTGAGCAGTACCGCCCGTACCAGCTGCACCACCCGTACCGCCTGCACCAGGAGCAACGGATGCATACAGTTTCGCATCTCGCTCTGCCTTAGCTTGTGCTGCACGGAATGCGGCCATCTTCTCTTGCATACCCATTGTGTCAGCTTCTTCAAGCTGCCGTTGACGTCGTACTGCAGTCAACGCCGCTGATGGACCATGCTCCCCGCCAGCACCCCAAGCAGACGCTTCTTGCAGACCGCCTAAGAAGGTGCTCATTGGTCCAGTGCGCTTGTCAATCAGCGCTTGCATGTTGGCTAATATGCCTTCTGTTTGCTCTGGTCCTAGGCTAGTTGTTCCAGCGGGCGTAACGCCCGTTTTGGATTTAGCAGAAGTCACCTTAACTTCGCCACCATCGTCAAAATAAGATAATCCGTTTTTCATGTTATGCCTTAAATTACGTCGGACACTGGGGACACTGGAGCCACATAATCCGGACTTACTCCTGTGTCAAGACCAACATCACGATTGTCCAAACTGGGATTTGCATTCGGAATATATACTCCGGAGTTAGTTGTTCCCAACCCTCTTAACCAATTCATAATTCCAGCGTCACTGATTACTCCACCTCTGCCCGGTGCGGTTCCAAACAAAGAAGTTAAAACGCTATTACCCGCGGTAGCCAAACTACCAATAGTATTAAGCGGTGACAATTGTGTTCTGTTTGCTGTTGTTGTAGGTGCTTGGATACCACCAACAATTTTACCATAGTTTGCCGCTGCAGTAAAGGGATCGGACTGTTGCGCTTGACCTAACGTGGTCATTGAAGCGGTTCCTTGTTGTCCTACATTGCCTAATCCAGTGGCTGCGGATACGCCAGTCTGCTGGTTCTGTAGTGCGGCTTGCATTTGCTGCGCAAACAGTTGGGCTTGTGCGTCAGCCATGGCTTTGTTCGTTGCAGTTTCACCGCGCAAACTACCGAAGTTACCGCCAGCAATATTGGCGCCCTCAACTGGCGCTCTGACGTTTGGCATCAACTGGTTTAGTTGTTGGTTCTGGGCTTGGAACAAGCCACCCATTGCAGTGCCAGTGTTTGGCGTTACTTGACCAGTTGATGGATCTGTAATCCAAGGATTGGCTGCGCCAGAAGATATCTGTCCTAGCGTACCCTGAGCTTGTAAGAACGGATTGTTTGGTCCTTGCAGGTTGTTAATAGCTTGACCAGCCACTGTGTTTTGCAGTGAAGGCGTTGCACCAGCAGCGGTACCAGCTTGGCTAACAATGTTTTGTTGCGCGGTATCATACCACGCTGGCATTGATGTAGTTTGATTAGCTGTGTTTGTGATTAGATCTGATAGTCCGGCCATGATTATGCTCTCTTTTTAGCTTCAAGTAAATATGCAAGGGGTCCCTTTGAATCGGGAGGCAACTCTTTTGAATCGTGATCCTGTCTGTGTTCGCGGATAGCTTGTAAAAACTGGTCTAGTACACCAGCACCCGCTTCGTTACTACCATTACCTAGTGAGGCTACAACGTCAGCTGGGATAACAAACTCACCATTGGCAAGCATTGCTGGCACTTCATCGCTAGTGCCATTTCCTTCTCCGTTAACGTAACGGTTCTCCAAAGAACCTAGACCGCCCTCACTGAAGAACTGTGGATTGTGACCTTCTATAGAGCCGCCTTCTGCCGCAAACTTTGGATTGTATCCAGGTAAATTATAGTCTACATTGCGTTTTGTCATGCCAACTTTTAGCTTAGGCATTTTTAAACTGGAACCAACAAATGGCGAGGCAGACGGATCTGAGATGCCCGCGCTGTCTGATGTGCCATAGTTTGAAGTTGATAAACCAAATGGGTCGTATTGTGTTGCCACTGCGCCTCCTGTAGCCATCTTAAATTGTCCGGCTAATTGATAATCTGTTCTGGCTTTAGTCAAGCCGGGTGTTAAGTCGTAAATGCCTGATGTATCTTGCGAGGCTTGCGAAGCCCGCATTTGCGGTATTGTTACAGGTGTTGAGGGTGTTGAAGGTGTTCTAGGTGTTGTAGATGTGCCAGTTCCGCCGGGTCCTACAGGACCTGTTCCGCCCGTTACGCCTGTACCCGTGACCCCCGTTACTCCTACACCAGATCCGTCAGTACCTGTTACGCCTGTACCTGTTACGCCTGTACCTGTTACACCGGTACCTGTTACGCCTGTACCTGTTACACCGGTTACGCCTGAACCAGGTCCTGTTACACCCGTGGCACCTGTTACGCCTGTTGTACGGGAGCCTGTTATTATTTTCTTTAAGTCGGCTTGGTTTATTCCTGTTGCAGATGAAACTTTTTTAAATGCAATATTAGCCGGCATTTCTGTAGATAACAATACATTTAATAAATTAAACGCTTCTGTAGCACCTGGAAGTTGCGAATCAAATTGTTTATCTAAAAGACTTAAACTCTTATTGTATTCTTCTTGCGTTATTTCTTTACTTTGTAATTCATTGTCTAAACTAGTTTTTTCTTCAGCGTACTGTTGTAAATTTAACGTGGGTGTAAATTTTGTAGCTGTAACTACCACACCCTGTGATAAATCTTGCTGCTCTGCTTTCTCAACATCCGCTTTTAATTCTGTTGCCACTTTTGGTAAGTTAATAAATGTATTGGTGCCTGGTATTTTTCCGCTTTCGCCAAAAATAATATTTCCAGACATATCTGCCTGTAAAGACGCCCCATCGCCAATCATTGAGCTTGTGTCGGCAAGTATTGCTTTTACTTGATCAGCGGGAATACCAAAAAAAGTTTCAGAATCAGTAGAACTTAACTTGTCTAATGTTAAATTACTTGGACTAACCGTAGCGCTCTGATCGCTCGGAGTGTATGGTTGACCTGTTGCGGGGTTAATATTTGAAGCTGTTGAACTTGTTGTCGGAGCTGTTGCACTAGCAACACTGAGTAATTTACTTGGATCAGTAAACTGACTGATCAAGTTATTCATAATCTGTTCTTGGTTCTTACCTGTCAACGCGGACGTTGCTACCGTGCTGCCAGCGAGCTGCGTCGCCCTTGCAATCTTAGCAAGTGTGTCTGGGGTTAAACCAGAATCTTTTAGCGCAGTTGTAATCGTACTTACCGCACCTTGGCTAATGCCGTTCGCAGCCAAAGAAGTAGCAAATGTTTTTAAAATTTGATCGCCATTTGCCCCACTAATAGCGCTACCTATAGTGGTTGCTAGTGTAGTACTGACGATACTAGCTAACTGACCAGCTTTATAAAATCCGCCAGTTGCATCCGAAACACTGGAAAGCGCACTGGCCATTGGACCGGTGTTCATCAGTGGTTGCATGGCAGATGTTATACCGCCGACTGCCGCCCCAGTTAAAATACCTTGACCAGCGTCTTTACCTGTTGCCGCGGCGTTTAAACCGCCCATGGTAGCGCCAAGAACAACACCACCAACGATTGGTGCCATTGTGGCTCCAGCGCCTAATGCTGTGCCTATAGCAGTTGTAGGGGCTACGGCGCCGGCTATTCCCATAGCAGCACCAGCGGACATCATCGCTAAGGCGCTTGTTCCAACAAATATTAACCCTGGCGCCAGATCACGACCAAAATTAAAACCACTTCCGCCAGTGTAGACGTCCATGTTTTGGTAGCCGCCGTGTGACGTTGGTCCCGTTATCGGTATTAACTCATCGCCAACCCGCTTGTATAACACCGTGTCAAAACTTTGGGCGCCACCTTCTGTAGCGCGACCAGCGGTTAATGAGTCGCCGGTGTACATGTATATGTCTTTAGCGGCTTGGTTAATAGCGTCGTACAACTGCTTGTCGCGACTAACCGTCTCCATGACGGGCGTTCTATTGCCATACTCGTCAGTCTGAAAAGCAGGTTCTCCAGCTTTTTGGACTAGTCGCCCATCCGTATCATACTGATCTTTTGTTGTCGCTTGAACCTGCTTGTCTTGAAACTTTGATGCGTCAAGGCCTACTAATCTAGCGGCATCATCTAATCCTTGGTATTGATATGTGGTGGTACCAAACTCATCGGTATATGGTGTGGCTGTCACACCAATTGCTTCAGCACCCCTAGCAAGTTTATTACTAAACGAGTTGCTATACCAGCCTAAGTCATGACTCTGCGTACCACGGTGATGAGAAAAGTCGGTTAATGTTCCAAAACCATCAGCACCTAATAACTGATCCACACGGGTACCGTTTAGGATAGGAACATTAACATCGCCCATTTTTACGGTGCCATACTGACCATATTGAATACGCTCTGTTGTCTTTAATTCATCTGGTCTATTTGTTAAAGGTGTTACTTGCTCCCACAACGCACGGTTTTCGGCTTTTAGTTTAGGTCCAAGAATTGGATCTAGTGCAATGCTCTTGTACACCTCACGCAGGTTATCGGCTTCTGTTGCTACAGTATTTGTGCCCGCCACCAAACGATTTGGATTTAAAACTAATTTTGTGTAATCTGCTAATTGTTGTGGTGTTAGCTGACTGACAATATTTTTACCTAGTGTAGCCTCAAGTAATGCCGAAATAGCAGGTTGGCTAAAGCTAACACTTTCACCAGATTGCGAAATTTCTTGAGCAATTTGTGCTTTTGTTTTGCCGGCTGCTAATTGCTCTTGCCAATACTTTAAACCAGCTGCATCGGGTGCACGACCCAAGTACTCCAAGAAGTCTTGGGCAACAGTGCCTTCTGAACTGTTTTGCATTGAAGCTATAATTTGATCTATAGGAACGCCCTTGGCGGCTTGTTGCTGATAGTATTGCATTCCTAGCGGATCTGGAGAACGGCCTAAAATCCTTTGGTACGCTTGAGCAATTTGTGCATCCGGGCTAGTTGTCGACTCTTTTGAAAGCGCCATTTCAGCACGAATTTTTTCTATTGGCGTGCCAGTATCAAGTTTACCTTGCCAATACGTTAGCCCAGCTGGGTCCGGCGCACGGCCTAAAACATCTCGGTATAAACCCGTAACGCCAGTAACACCAGTGACACCAAAAATACTAAGAGCTTCGGTAGCGCCGGTAACGCCAGTGACACCAGCGAGATTGGCGGTTTCAACGGTGCCGGTAACGCCCAGTTGCTGGCTTGTGTTTACAAAATCTTTATCAAGATCTGCGCCGGTGCCGCCAAGGGTGTTAACGTATGGTTTTGCCTGCGCCTCTGGGGAACTTTGAAACGCGCTTCTAATGTCATCTAGCGAGGTGCCAGTGTTGTACGCATTTTGCCAATACTCCAACCCGCCAGCATCTGGAGCACGATTAAAAACATTTCGATACAACTCTACAATAGGACCAGCCTGCTGCTGGTCTCCTGTAGATTGCTGTTGTGTCGTATCTAGTGTTTCTAGCGCCATAGTTTTTAAGTAATTTGTCCTACATTAACTAATGCAAAAAAAGGGCATATACCGCCCCTTTTACGTAGTTGGTCCGTTAATAATTTGGGTAAACTCAAATGCCCAATCCTGCCAGTTCTCATATAGTGCGGGGTCTGGAACGGGATAACTTAGAAATGTTGGCAGCTGAGCTACGTTATTGGCAACAACTTTCCAATCGACCTCTGGCAGTGCTGGAATAGGTTCTTCACCATAGAACATAACCAAATTGCCATTCCAGTCTTCCCAAGACATAAAGTCGGGTGTGAATGGAAAAAACGATTCAAGAGCCATTATGGCCTTTCGTCACCGTACTCCGCGGTGATCAAAACGCGACCCATTTCGTAGTTGCCGTTAATGGTGTTTGATTCAAACTTTAACCTAGTCTCTCTATACTCAACGCGCAAGTCAATCTTTGGGGTGTTCTCATCAAAGGTAAACGGGCCAGATATTTCTTCGGACTCGCCGCTGGCAAACTTACGACCAATAATGCTTAAAGTCATTGGACCAACCTGCACAAAGTCTGGCTCAATACGACGTAAATGCATACGGCGGTTAACACCTTGGGCAGTATCTTGAGATGGTGTTCCGCCAACCCAACTAATATCACAAGTAATAAAATTAGACTGAATGGCTTGTTCGTCTAAGAACGTGACTTTGTTAAGGCCAAACTCATGCTGCCAAATTGCGTATCCGCCAGTAACCATATAGAACAACTGACCAACAGCTGGGTACGGGTCAAGCTCTGTCTCAACAGTAATTAATGTACAACCAGGTAACGGATTACCACTGGTGTTGTACAAGAAATCAGAATTAGCCACTTGGTACGCTGTACCGCCCGGGGAGTTACTAAATGTTAAATAATCGCCAGGGCTAAACACTTGACTCTGATCGCCAGCAACGTAGATCTGGAAAACTGTGGGCGCGGCAAGTCCGGACGGCGTAGTGATTGTGTTAAAGCCTTGACTATACTCAACGTTGTAATTCCAGTCACACCATACGGGCGTTGGAAAAATCTCAGTGGTGTAGCCGCAAGATCTTTGCGCACCAGTTGCTTGGCCAGCGTCGTACCAGATCTTGTCTTTTACGTTGTAGATAATTGCGTCAGTACATTCTGTTGCGGTATCACGGGGATAAAAGAACCAAATCTCATTGTAGCGTGGCACCTTGGTGGCCCACACTTTTTGGCGTTGTGTGTAGTTAAGGTTGTCAAATAGCCAGTTTACGTTTTTATCATTTGGCACAACCGTAACAGAACCGTTATACGCATAGAAACGGTCAACGCCCATCCAATAATATGTTCCGTCCATTTCAACAACAGCGGCGGAAGACATAATGGAGATTTGGCTAGAAACAATATCATAGCGCCAGTAGTTTGGAGCGGCGCCAGTGAATGATGTGCGGATCAAACTGTCTAACGCCCAAAACAATCCAGACGGCGCATTGGTACCGCCGCGTGTTGGTAGACCCTTGACTATTTTAGAGGCCGACATGTTGACTTGGTTTGCTAGCGGACCGTTCCAATCTGTAGGCGTTTGGTCGGCGTAGGTGGTGTCTACGTTGTTGTTGGATATAAATCCATTTGAGCCGTAAGCAAAGATAAATGGATATAGACAGCAAACGCCGCCGTCAACGCTAATAGGTAGGTATGTGGGGTTCTGACCGCTGCTGTCTGCTAAGACATCAAACGTCCACTGCGCACTGGAGTTTGGCAATGTGTTACCGTAATAAATTGCGGTGTTGACACCATTGTCAATGTTTTGTAGGTTTAAACCTGGATGGGCTAAGAGCTTTAACGCGCCGCCTGATGGGTCGTACTGGAAGTCAAACTGCCACATAAGCCGTGAGTCTGGCTCGAAGAACTCGTTGTAAATCCATACATTACTAATTACTACAGAGCCACCAACCGCTGGGGTAAAGTTTACTGTTGTGTTCGGCGTTGCAAAAGTGGACGTAGTCACTGTGTAAACAGTAGGTGTGCCGCTTTGAGTAAAGATTACCTTAGTGCCAGGGGGGTATACTGACGTGTAGTTGATAGGCGTTGTTGCGTTGCTGTCAATTACAAATGATGTTGTTGTATTGGTAATGGTATCGCCAGTTACCGGAAACTTAGAATACCCCGGCGTAAATATAGCGTTAAACGGACCACTACCAGCGCCTAGCGTGGTGCCAGTGGTGAAGACGTCTAACCCGACATTCGTACCAGCAAACGAGTAGTTTACGCCGTTGTATGGGTTTGTAATAAAGCCCCGTGGGATACCGCTAAAGCTATTGAACAACTGACGGTAGCCGCCCATTTTCTTAGGGGTACCGCGTTGAAAACGGCACCATACGCCATCACTGTATTCACGTGCTTCAAATACAGTACCATCGCGTTTAATACCCTGGGTAACACCTAGGGTATAAACTTGACTGAATTGCGGATCGACTTGACCAACAGCCATTAGAACGAACCACCGCTAATTAACCCCGCAGTAAACGTAGCTGGGGTAATTATTTGAGGATCTGCTAGGTTGGAGTTATCAAGCCGCATTATCTGTGTTCCGTTTGCTGTCAGACCCAGTACGTTTGCACCGACTAGGTACATACCAGTGTTGGTGTCAGACAAGAACGAGAACGGAGGCGAACTTGCGGTTCCGTTAATAGCATAGAATGAATCAACCGTGGCACTAGTCAAAGAGAAGATGGTGTTACCATCACTAATAACGGTAGCAACTTGGTTACCAGCTAATGAGAACGATGGTCCGCCACTACCAGAGATCTGGAACGTAATGGTGCTGTATGTACCCACCGGTACCTTGTTAACCAAGACATACATCTGTGTAATGGCCGGCAACACCACGTTCAAGGTGCTTGTACGTGTGCCAGATAAAGCCACGTATGTCTGAATGATTGGTGCGTAGGATACTAAACTTAACGTGCTACCAACGATACTGTCTACGTCATAGGTAGCAGCGGTAAACGTAACGTTAGACGGGATTGTGTAGCCAATAGTGAAGAAGTTACCTGTGCCCTGTTCGTACAAAATGTAGCCAGAGTCGCCAGGGTTTGCAATAATATTGCTATCACCATTAATAAGCGATATGCCCTGTGGCTGGATAGTTAGCGCGCCAGTGCCGTTGTTTCTAAATGCAATCCACCAACCGGTTGACAGACCAACGGGGCTTGGTAAATTAAAAGTATTATTGCCGCCTTCCCAGACAAACGATGTAGCACGGCTAGAGTCAGAAATAACTGGTACCGTAGATACGCGGGATACGTTAGATGTTACCGCTAGCTTACCAGCAATAGTAGTAAGACCAGCGCCTTGCAATGTCGCAGCGTCTGCTGAAGACGTACCAGCACCAAACGTAACGTTTTGCCATACGCCGTTAACCGTGCTGTTATCAGACAGGTAAAAATATATTGCTACACCTGGATCTACTGTAACCGATGCGCCGCCGCTGAAGTTTGAGACAACAAACGAGTTAGCACCAAAGTTACGGATAAGAATGTCAGAACCAACAGAACCTTGATTGCCCTGTGGTAAAAAGATTGTTAGTCCAAACGTAGATGGTGTGCAATCTATAATACGCGCAGCCGGTACTTGGGTTGGATTTACAACCGCAGGCCAATACAGTTCAGTATTAGCTGCAAAGTTTAAGTCATAGTACGATACGTCTGTTGGTTGAACAACAGTGCCCGTAAACGGTGAGGTATATGTAATGGTCATAGATTAGGGCTCTTGAATAGTAGTATTGCGATCCACACGACGTGAATCGTCTTCTTTTTTCAATGCGTTCAATGAATCTGTATAGTATGATTTCCACACTGGCAATTTATCAAGCGCTTTTAAGTAACCTTGTGCCTGCAACAATGTACCAAACAACATGGCCTGTGGGCATTCACGGGTAAATAGGTTTTGTTGGTTTGAAGTATCTAGTGGCTGAATTTCGCTGTAGTAGATAATTTCAAGTGGTGTCTCTGCAGCTGGCTTTGGAGCAAACGCAAAGTTGTTGTAGTCATACTCTGCGTAGTACTTAGGCGCGCCAGCACTAGACTCCGACTGATACTGAGCTACATAGTCTTGTGAACGTATTAACAGCGGACGACCATTTGCTTTCATGGACACTGTTTTGCGCCAACGGGCTGGTTTGTTCAGCACCACTTGGTTAACTGCTAACGTTGTTTCAACAACAGTCAACTGTAGCAGGGTCTTTAGTTCTGCTGCAATCGCAGACTCTGCCAATCCAATTAAGTTAGGGATCTGCGCAATAAAGCCTGCGTCATCTCTTTCCATGTAATTAATGACATCCTGAACCAGGTTGTCATACGTCATTTGGTATGCGCCGCTCATCGTGTGTAGTAACTATAGTTAGGTTGGAAATAGATCGGAGACTTATCACGATCTTGCTCTTCAAACTCTGTACGAGCTTGCAACGCCAGTTTCTCCAAATACGTTACCCGATTCAAATCAATACCTGGTAACTGCATAGCTATTTTGTGTGACAGCGCAGCTTGAACGTATGGAATAACACGATCTGGTAAATACAGTTCGTTAGTTAATGTACCAACGTCTTGTGGCTGGATGTCTAGTATCAACTGGAATACTTGGTAGTTGTTATTAGGCACTGGCCACAGATACATCTCAGGATCAATCTGACGATTAAACCAGTATTGTAATGAGCGTTGACTTTGAAATTGCTTGTTTGGTAAGTTCCAATAGTCAGTACGGTTTAAACGGGATAGTGGAATAACTTGTTGGCTTTGTGCAAACTGAATAGCACGAAGAGAAAATGTTGATGTAGTTTCACGATTCTTTAAACGGAAACCATAAAACTCTTGGGTTGCGTTAATAGTAAAGTAAGCCCATTCGCGATCTGCTAGTGTCTTAGTTGGGAATGATTCCCAAGTAGTCCAGTTAACGCCGTCGTTAGTGACTTCCAAATCCAAGCTGTAATCTGCTGCACCCGCCGGAGCGTATGCATTAAAGCCGACGTAAAAGATACGGGTACCTTGGCTATATGCTGCGCCAAAGTAATTGTCTACTAGCGTGGAGGTTGCGAACAGGTCAAGATCTGCATTATCTGTTTGGTCAAACAGAGCATAAGCATTTACGCTAGTCACTGGTAGTGCTGAAGTAATTGACGGGTTTACGATGTATACCCAGTTGGCTTCCAAAACGTCTACGCAGTTTTTTGGCATGTTCAACCATTGCTGATTGGTCTGCGCGCCAAGCACTACGTTTTGTTGTAGCCAAATATTGATACCGCGGTTGGCGGAGTTTTGCAAGATATAGAACAGTGCTTGCTTGCCAGCGTCAGAATACTCAGGTGTAATCTCTTCCGAGGTTCTACCTGCATCACGCATTGCATAAGCGACTAACTGGTCTACCGTTATCTTGGTCTGGTTATAGGTGCCGGAGTAGGCCATTCTTAACGTCCTCTGCCAGCTGCTCGCTTAGGCACTTTGTTTGGTAATTTGTTTGACGCAGGGCCCGCCTTGACAAACTCTTTGCCTACCTTTTTAGGTATTCCAAGGGTTGACTTACCAGCGGCTGCAGCGTACATAGCGCCCTTTTGGGCTTTTGATTCGTATGGCATATTAATATCCTACTCGAATGTTTGGGCCTTTGCCAGGTGTGTGCATTGCGCCAGGGGCGGCAACACCCATGTCACCGGATGGGCTGGCAGCACCAACACCCAATTGCTCTTGCATTGGGACGGCACTTGTTAAACCACCAGCTTGCATTTTTTTAGCGACGCCCTTCTTAGCGCCGCTTAGCACTTTTTTGCTGAGCCACCTTTTTTATATTGACCAGCTGGAGGAGGAACTAAACCGGCTGCTGCGGGTGATTGCTTAATCAAATCGCTTTGCTGTGCTGGATCGAGTGCCCGTGCACGCTTGAGCTTTTCCATCATGCGGCGCTTTTCTAACTCAGTCATTTGACCTTGACCCATTGGGGCGGAAGGCGCTGCTGCAGCAGGACCGGCTGCGGCTGGACCAGTCATACCACCCATTTGCATTTTCTTAGGCTTCTGGCGTTTTGTATTGGCAATGTCTTTGAGGTCTTTGTCTGTCTTAGGTGTGCCGTATGCGTTCTCTACAGTGCCACCAGCTTTGTAACGACCTACGCAACCGCCTTCTTTCTTAGCACGACCACCCATTTTAAGTTTGAGTTCAGTCTTGGGCTCGCCTTTGTGCAGCTTAGCTTCGTGCTGGCTAACACCTTTTTTAACCATGGTCTTGTCTTGCGCCTTGTCTATAGCGCCACCATCTTTTTTGTACCCCATTTTGTTACGCAACTCGGTTGGTAATTTTGACAAACCAGGGTTCTTGTCTGTGTCCACATCTTTCAATACAGCGCCGCCTTCTTTAAAGCACTGCATTTTTGGTAATTTTGTAAAGCCTTCCATGGTATTTCCTCGAGTAGTTTAACAAAAAGGGATGATCAATCCCTATATACACTAATGCAAAAAAGGCGCTAATTGCGCCCTAGATTCCAGCTAAAAACAAAGCTCGTTCAGCTTTTCTGCGTTTCTTTAATTGACTTGGATTACTCCAGTTTAAGAAAGCGTCTGCCGCCTTGTAGACGTTCCCGTCGTTAAGGTGCTTAATGACATCGGACTTGATCATTCTGTCTGGTCCAATGTTGTGGCATAGGCTGTGCATGGCATCGGCTTGGGTTCTGGTGACAGGCACCTTTACAGCCGATTCTAGGGCATCTGAACACTTTTTAAGGTCAGCATGTAGGATACCCATTACCTCTGCCTCAGAAAGCTCCCTGTGGATCAAATGGGCGTCCTTTTGGCGAATCTGATGCCCAATGCCAGTGGTCCACTTTCCAACACCATCAACGTACGCATTGTAACGTTTTCCCTCAAAGCCAATAATGAGTTCTATGGTTGATTCTGCAACCCATTCAAACTTCTTTTCGTACTGTATCAGCCAATTACCAAGGGGTTCATAAGCTACCGAACCGGCCATGATAATAGCCGAGCACAGACAAGCTGTGATTGTCTTGATCATATTTCCTCCAGGTTTGTGACTATATCACAAACTTAGGCAAACGGGCGTGTTCCCGTTCTGTCTATAATTAGAGCTTGTCTGCGAGGACTAGCGCTAGGAGTATTAGGCACACTAATATGTGTCCAACGGTCAAATTCTCGAATAATTTGGTCATATCCAACCCCCGATGCAATAACGGCACGAACCACCTCATCTGGTGTCACGCCGGGTACACGAATGTCTGCTGCACAACCAATCCGATGTTGGCTGCTGTCTTTGGAACCTACCGCATCATTGACCTGTTTGGATCTAAATGCGCTGTTAACTATTATAGGCTTATTGCCAAGCAGTGTCTTTACCTGCTCCAAGAGGGCTGCCAAGCGGACAAGGTTTGCCAGTTCACTAGCATTAGGATCGTTATCAAACTGACGATGATCTGTATGGGTAAGTTCTTCTAATGTAAAGTGTTCACTCAGTTGTGTCATTACTGTCTTGTCCTATCTTAATGCCAGTGATTAAGCCAATGAATCCACCAATAATAGTCTGGAAGGCTGGTGTAATGGCCTCAAAAATCTTGTCGTTGTTGATGTTGTCATCAAATAGTCCAACTAACATGCCGCCAATCATGCCGCAAACCACAACGCAAAGGGTAAGGGTTACTGTAACAGTTACAAATCCAGGTACTGATTGCTTGTCTATCATTCTACTTGTTTCTTCTTATCCATGATTTTTTCAAGAGTACGGCCACCAAAGTACGCGCTCATGATTAACATACCCCACTGCCCTAACAGCTCTACATAAGCCTGCTTAACATCAAGCTCAAAAGCTGACGCCGTAGCAAAGATAAAGTATCCCGCTAGGATAGCAATAAGAGTCATTGGTCGGATGTTTTTTGAAAGCCAAGAGTCACTAGAAAGATCAGACTTCCAACGATCAGATACGTTGTTCTGCTCGTTCATGTCAGCCTGTAGTTCAGCTAACTTACCATCTTGAGCAAGTTTTTGAAGTTCTAGCTGTGCTTGTGCTTTGGCCGCTGGATCTGGGATTACCTTGTCGATAATCTTCAGACCGGCGCTTACGATGTCATCTATTCCGAACATTATTTAATACCCCACGTAAGATA